TAATGCAGTGAAACAATAATCACATATGGATAAAGAACGACTCAAACTTATTGTTCGCAATCTTGAATTGCTTGTTGATGGTTTAAAAGCAGAAATTTATTCTGATGTTGATGCCTATAAAAGTCCTGTAGTCAAATCTAGACTTCCGGATTATGATGAAGTTTTTGAGGATGATGATGACTGACACAAGTAGAACGAAAAAACTTGTAAAGTTACTTGAAAGGTTAATTAAACAAGAACATCTTTATGATGAAGAACGTATCAAAGAGATGAAAATAGAATTACGTGCGATTAAAAAACAAATTGCAGAAGTAGAAAAACAAAATTCAAAAGGATTTGGAAAATGAGTGTAAGATTGATTAGTGTGACTCCCGATGCGGAGAAGACAATGGGGTATGTTGCTCGTGTAAGCAATCCTTCCAATCAAGAGAATCCTAAGGTTGCAGGACTTCTCAAATATTGTGTGAAGCATCAGCACTGGTCTGTCTTTGAGCAGGCATTTATGACTCTGGAGATTGAGACTACCAGGGGACTGGCGGCTCAAATTTTGCGTCACCGTAGTTTTACATATCAAGAGTTTTCCCAACGATATGCTGATTCTTCACTTCTTGGTGATAAGATCCCTCTACCTGAACTGCGTCGGCAAGACACCAAAAATCGTCAGAATTCTATTGATGATATTGACCCGTTTACGGTCCAGAAGTATCAAATGTTGATGCAAGATCACTTTAAGGATGCAATGGACTTGTATCAAAAAATGCTTGATGAGGGAATTGCAAAGGAATGTGCTCGCTTTGTGCTTCCTCTTGCTACTCCTACCAGACTCTATATGTCGGGATCATGTAGGTCATGGATCCATTATATAACTCTGAGGTCTGCAAACGGAACTCAGAAGGAACACATGGACATCGCAGAGGCATGTAAGAATATCTTTGTGGAGCAGTTTCCGACAGTGGCAGAAGCCCTGGAGTGGGTCTAAATATTTTTATATCATTAGGAGGTGATAGTTTTGGCAACATATCCTGTAGTCCATAAAGAAACTGGTGAACAGAAAGAGGTGGTTTTAAGTGTTCACGAGTGGGATCAATGGAAAGAAGACAATCCCGATTGGCAACGAGATTGGTCTGACCCTTCAACATGTCCTCAACCAGGAGAAGTTGGAGAGTGGAGAGACAAACTCGTAGCAAAAAATCCTGGATGGAATGAAGTCCTTGATAAGGCAAGTAAAGCACCAAAATCAAAAGTAAGAAAAATCTAGTATGGCAAGAAGAAAGAGAGCATCTGCAGAGCAACCAATTGGGGTTGGACTCACGGCAAAGCAGATGAAGAGGAAAAAACCTCTAAGTTCAGAGTATCTGGTTGAGATTGATCCACTTACAGACAATCAAAAAAGATTGTTTAATTCATATGAAGAACAAAAACACTTAGTCGCTTATGGATGTGCAGGAACGGGTAAAACTTTTATCACTCTTTATAATGCTCTTAGAGATGTTTTGAGTGAATATACACCCTACGAGAGAATTTACCTTGTTAGGTCTCTAGTCGCAACTAGAGAGATTGGTTTTCTTCCTGGTTCTCATGAAGACAAAGCAGATATTTACCAGATTCCTTATAAGAATATGGTAAAGTATATGTTTCAGATGCCAAGTGATGCAGATTTTGAGATGCTCTATGGTAATCTGAAAGCACAAGAAACAATTAAGTTTTGGAGCACTTCTTTCCTTCGTGGAACAACTCTTGATAATGCAATTATTATTGTTGACGAGTTTCAGAATCTCAACTTCCATGAATTAGATTCTATTATCACTCGTGTTGGTGAGAATACTAAAATTTGTTTCTGTGGTGATGCACGTCAATCAGATTTGAATAAGTCCAATGAAAGAAATGGTATCGTTGACTTTATGAGTATCTTGCGTAAAATGCCATCATTTGATATAATTGAATTTGATGTTGATGATATTGTTCGTTCAGGTCTTGTCAAAGAATACATTACAGCAAAAATGGAAGCAGGTTTTTAATGTTTAATCATGTTGATATTAGTCTTCCTCAACTTGAGAGGGAGACGATTGATGGAGTAAGGTATTACTCCGTTCCTGATGAAGAAGAACTTCTCCGACTGGTCTCCATTACTTCGGTGACCAGTCATTTTAATAAAGAAATTTTTGTTAATTGGAGAAAGAAAGTCGGTGATGAGGAAGCAGATCGTATCACAAAGGCGGCAACAAGTCGTGGTACTGACATGCACACTCTCACAGAGCACTTTTTGAAAAACGAAGAGTTGCCAAAAGTTCAACCAATTTCAGATTTTTTATTTAAGATCTCTAAACAAACTCTCAAAAACATAAATAATATTCATGCCCTAGAAGGTTCCCTATATAGTAAGCAGTTAGGAATTGCTGGAACCGTCGATTGTATTGCAGAATATGATGGTGAACTAGCAATAATTGACTTTAAGACCTCTAAAAAACCAAAACCACGAGAGTGGATCGATCACTATTTTGTACAGTGCATGGCATATGGTTGTATGCTGTACGAACTGACTGGTATTTCAGTCAAAAAACTTGTAATCATTATGGCTTGCGAAAATGGAGAATGCGTCGTCTATGAAGAACGAGACAAATCAAAGTACATCAAACTTCTTACCGAATATATTAGAAAGTTTGTTAGAGATAAACTGGAACTCTATGGAACCGAATAAAGAACTAGAACAGGCAATTCAAAATAAATTTTTGACACCATCCAAATTTGCATTAGAAATTGAAAAAATTGTTGCAGAAGAAAAAATCAATTATATTGATGCCATCGTGCACTATTGCGAACTCAATGAACTTGAGGTAGAATCGGTGACTAAACTTGTATCTAAACCACTGAAAGAAAAATTGAAGTGGGATGCTACGAGACTTAATTTTATGAAACGAACTTCGAGAGCAAAATTGCCTTTATGAAAGTGACTCCATTTGATACTTACCAACATTATTTGTCACTCAAAAATCACTTCACAAATCCAAAATACGATTTCTTCAAGTATGGTGCGAAGACCCGTGCCAGTATGGCATCCTTCAACAAAAGGAAGGATAAATACTGGTTCGAAAAAACTTCACGTAAATACTCTGATGAGGAAGTTGTAGATTTTCTTGTATCTAATTTCACTGCTGCCGATAACCCGCAAAACCTATGGATTGGGGAAATTATAAATTCTGGCGAAAGAACTTACGCCGATTGGAAAAGGAGGAAACAGAGTTCGACTTACTTGTTCAAAGAACAAAGCAACGAATTACTCTCGAACAACGAATTAGAGACTCTATTCGATTGTTCGAAAGGGCATCCAATCCTGTTAAAAAAGTATCTTGGTGGAGACGTAAGTCTTGAGACTTTCGTAATCTACGATAAGATATTCTCGTTTAGGAAAAAGTTTGATAAGAAACTGCTAGACCCTGTGTGGGAAACCGTCAGTTTAAAAATACAGAAGTATTCTCCATTTCTAAATACTGATGTGTTCAAATATAAAAAAATTTTGCGGGAAATTGTAAATGAGTGAGTTTTTTCAATCCGAAATTATTCAGGAAGAACTGAATGAAATCAATCGACTTCAAGAGAAAATTTACGGAAGTTTATTTTCCTTTGGAGCAATGACCCGTGAAGATAAACTTGAGCATGTTGAAATACTTACAACCTTGCTTGAAAAGCAAAAAGTAATGTATACTAGATTATCTCTTTCAGACGATCCACAAGCGATTGAGATGAAAGAGAATCTTCGCAAATCGGTCACTCTGATGGGATTTCCACCAGAGACTGATATGCAAACCTTATTTGATAGTATGAATGCCACAATCAAATCTCTCAAAGACTATATTGACGACTGAGAGAATTCTTGCTATACTATCCAAGTAAATCCAACGAATCCAAACAATCCGAGGTAATCCGAATGTCTTTTGCTGATCTTAAGAAGCAATCCAAATTGGGCTCTCTGACCGCCAAACTGGTCAAGGAAGTCGAAAAAATGAATAATGCAGGTAGTTCAGGCGATGATCGTCTGTGGAAACTGGAAGTAGACAAAGGCGGTAATGGTTATGCCGTTATTCGTTTCCTGCCTGCCCCGAACGGTGAAGATCTGCCGTTTGTCAAACTGTACTCCCATGCCTTCCAGGGTCCTGGTGGTTGGTACATCGAAAACTCTCTGACCACTCTGGGTCAGAAAGACCCCGTGTCTGAATACAACACGATGCTATGGAACAACGGCACCGATGCTGGTAAAGATGCCGCACGTAAGCAGAAGCGTAAACTGACTTATGTTGCCAACATCTATGTTGTCAAGGATCCTGCAAATCCTGAGAACGAAGGTAAAGTCTTCCTGTACAAGTTCGGTAAGAAAATCTTTGACAAGATCACTGCCGCAATGCAACCTGAGTTTGAGGACGAGGAAGCAATCGATCCCTTTGACTTCTGGGGTGGTGCTAACT